TCGTTACGATGATTTGCTTTCAAGAATTTAGCGATTGCTTTACGGTCTTGCATTTGTTTTTCCTCGGTTGTAATGGGTTTGTTTGATTCGATGTAAACATCATAACACAGAAGTTTTTTTTTGTCAACCCCTGTTTTTGAAACTAAAGGATACGCGCGCGCGCGGAAAGATGAAAACAGGCGCGTAAGAAACAGGCGCTCGCATGACGCGCATACACGTCGCGTTAAACTAACAGGCGCGGGTTTCAATCTATGGCGAGAATAGTACAAAAGTACCAAAACCGGTGAAAATGAAAAAGCTGGAGGGGGGGTAACGAGCGCGTAGGTAGGTAGATAAGACCCCGATAGTTTTTAGACAACAGGCGCTGTTTACGTAAACTTTAGCCCATATACGAGTGTTGTATTTTACCAGGGAATCACCCATTTTGACTGACGAAAGAACGAATTCTACAATAAGAGATAGACCTTTGACTAAATTATCTTCTACTGCGGCTAAAATGCTGTGGTTTTCTATGTGGATGCAAGCCGGGTTTTGCTTAGTAGTGCTAATCTACGCAATAGCTAGCCTTATCATCGGGCAGGTATACGCCGGTGAACGCCCTTTTAACCCCAGCGTTAAGTACAATCTAATTACATTTATCATTGGACTTTGGTTTCCATCGCCAGTTTATGCCCTCCTTACCGATAGCAGCGATAACAGGCGAGGCGACAGCCACGACACAACGCACGTTTACCCAGAGGAAAACCAGCAGTCGTTGACTAACCTCCGTGACTTGCCAAATGTAAACCAACACGAGGAAAAACTGTAAAAAGAAGCGAAAGCTTCCGGAAACTGGTTTGACCCACTTGTATATATAAGAGAGGGGTTAATACTTTCCAGAGATTAACCACCATCGCTGGGTTCGACGAACGCCTCTCTCTCTAGCGAGCAACTGCTTTAGTGACTCCCGCGAGTGAACTTTAACAACTCACTCTGTCCTCAGTCTCGTGTCAAGCGTCGCTCTGGCTTCATGCCAAGCGAACAACGAGCGCTCAGTTACATGAGTTAGATGTAACGACCGTAAGGTTCCGCCCTACTACAGCGGTATACAAGATGTGGAAGCCTAAGAACCCCTGAGTGATGTAAAGTTGTAAGGGATGACGCTGGGTATAGATGTAAGGAGTACTTCCGGTTTCTCTATTTCCGCCATTTGACCATACCATTAGTGTGTCTTAACACAAGCGAACTACAGTTAAACAACTATCACTAGTCCTACAAGTTAAGTATTAGTAGTTATTACCTCTAACTTGATACAGACTAGGACAGGGTAATCGTTAGTTAGTACTACAATAAATTAATTTAAAGTTATGACAACTACAGAAGAGAAAAAGGTATTACCTTGTAACACAGCGATAGCGCAATCAAGCGAATGTAAAGTAATAGCTAGTAAAGGCGAGAGTTATACAATACCCAAGTCACTAGAACTGAGGCGTGCAGCTAGCGCGTTAAAGAAACCAACTTATAAAAGGTGAAACGATGGGTAGAAAAAAGAAGAAGAAGAGTAAGATACAGGCACCAGAACCAACGGTAGCGGTAAAACCAACGCCAGTTGTTAGTGACCATGTTGTAGAACAACAACAGGCATTACAACAGCAGCAAGCTGAACAACAGAAGGTTCTTCAACAACAGCAAGCTGAAGCTGCAGCATCGCTCGAACAACAACGACAAGCAAGCACGGCAGCGTTGGAAGAACAAAAAGCGCGTCAAGCTGAGTTGCAATCTCAATACGAACAACAATTAAACGAGTTAATGCAACAACAGCAAGCACAACAGCAAGCGTTAAGAGCGGCGAGTGATGAGCGAGCGGCTGCTAGTCAGAAACAAAGCCAATTAGAAGAAGCACAAGCGAAAGCTGGTAATTCGCGTTCGTCTTTGTTCGCTGCAGAGCAAGCGGCTACAACAAACTTCTTGCAAAAAACAAGCGGTAGTACTAGAGGATTAAGAGGGTTTTTGTAAATGGATATTTCCCAGCCTAAAGGGATGTTGTCCAATATAGGCAACGAAGAAGTAAAGAAGATACAGAAGCGAGCAAGGACATCAAAGAAAGATGTAGACAACAAACTAGAGGTTCAGGCTTTATTCTCTATGGCAGCGTTCGCTGAGTTGTTGCAATTCCACGGTGGCTGGGGAAAGTTCAGCGATTGTCACACAGAACTAACTGAATTCATAAGTAAACCGCAGTTAGACCAAGCCAGCAAGCAAAAGCTAAAGTTTAGTGGTAACGAACGCGGTTCAGGCTTAAGAAGATTGGTGTTAATGCCACGTGGTCATTTGAAATCCACATTAGGCACGACTTTATATGTAATGTGGCGTTTGTATAGGAACCCAGAACTACGAATTTTTGTAGGCTCCAACAAGCAAACGCTATCTTACTCGTTTATTAGAGAACTGCGCCAGTATTTTGAGAACGAAGAGCTACAGGAACGAGTATGGAACAACCGACCACACATAGCGGGAGCTTTGATACCAGAGTTAAACACCAGAAACCGCTCTAGAAACCGCAACAGCAGCGAAGATACTGACGCTTCGGATAGAAAGCTCATCTGGAACAACACAGCGCTTCAAATGGTGCGTGAGGGGCGCTATAAAGAGCCTTCTGTAACCGCTGGTTCTGTAGGTAGTCCAATAACCGGTCAGCACTATGATATTGTAATCCTGGATGACCTCGTTGATTTCAAGAATACCGAGTCAGAAGTAAGGAAAGAGCGTGTAGAGGAGTGGATACAAGACATTGAGAACGTCTTAAACCAACCTCAAATCGTGCATATCCCCGTCGTTGGTTTAGATACAGTAGGCGGTGAGATGATAATCAGCGGCACTAGGTACGCGGTTGATGATTATTACGGCTATTTGATTGAAAACCAAGAAGAGTTAGATTATGAGATACACTCCCGCAACATCTACAAGAATAGTGAGAACAGCGAAGGTGGTTATTTATGGCACGAACGCTACAACGACCACAGTGTTGCTATGTTGAAGACAAGACTATCGCCGCGAAGGTTCGCTAGTCAATACCTAAACACAGTATATGAGAAAGATGTAGCTTTATTCGATTTATCAACGGTTGAATTAATATCTGATGACAATATAAGCACTCGTGGTAATCAAATATTTGTAGCAGTAAACCAGCGCCAGTACCAAATCAACCCTATTATTGCAATTGACCCAGCCTTCAGCGCTAGTAAAGACAGCGATGATTGCGCTATTTTAGTAGGTGCTAAGTTGCCTGACGGTCGCTGTGTGGTCTTAGATGCCACTGTGGAGCGCATGGAGGCAGCTGAGGTGGTAAAACAGGTGTTAAGGTTCAGCAGCAAGTACAAGACGCTTAGAGCTTATTTTGAGAGTAATGGTGTAGGTATGCTGGTGCCTGAGTTGTTTAAAACTGATAGCGCTGTTTCGATGGGTAGACGTATGGTTACGTTTGGTCATTATGAACAAAGACCTAAAGATGCAAAGATTCAAGGTGTGTTGGAACTACCGTTCGCTACAGGGAAGATGGTATTCAACGAGCGCGTGTTCAATGACCCATTGTTATATAAGCAGATGAAGAATTATCCAGGCGTTCGACATGATGACTTTTTAGACGCGTTGGTTACTCTTTATGAAAAAACGATAGCAACACGTGACAAGTACAAAACGCTAGATACAGTTAAAGGTCTTAAGTTTGGTTTAAATGCTGATTATACGTTAGAACACAAACTAGAAGATAACGAGAAAACAATTTTAGGTGAATTTAATGCATACTATAGATGATGATTACAAATCTATAATCGATAATATTGAAAGCGAGCGCTCGTCTAGAACAGCTACTAACGCTCGCTGGTTGGAGCTTTGGTCTCTTTACAAAACTGAACCACTATCCATCTCTGCTGACAACGAATGGCAATCAAGATTAAACGACGGCAGAGTATTCGAGATTGTAGAGACGGTCGCTAGCTACTTACGCTCTGCATTATTCTTTAGCGATAGCTGGGTAACATTAGAAGCTACTGAACCAGCATTAGGTGAAATACTACCAATAGTTACCGCTTACTTCCGTAAGAGTATTAACTGTAGTAATTTGAAGCGGGAGTTTAGAATATTCTTACGCCAGTTGCTTTTGTTAGGTTACAGCGCGATGACTGTAGACTACGATGGTGATAAACCAACGTTTGAAACAGTTAATAGTTATGATATTTACATCGAGAGCGGTAGACGTTTAGATGAGAATAGCTTCTGTTTTAGAGACACCTACCTTAACTACGCAACGTTCGCTGATTACTGTGAAGCAGGTATCATTGAAGTTGAAGATGTTGATGAGGCTTGGGAAGAGTGGAAAACAGGAAACACTGAAGACCGTTCGCTACTAGGTTTAAATGAAGAGGGAAACACACAAACTGAGTCAGTTAAATTAACTGAGTATTGGTGTCCATGGAGTAAGCGTTTATATCGCATGATTTATGACGAGTGCGTTAGTGAAGAAGAAGCTGAACAACGCCCGTGGATAATCGCAACAATATATGAGTTACCAGACGTTAGTTATGGGCTAGGATTATTAGATTCGAGTCTTGGTTTGATTTTAGAGAACAACTTCATAATGAACCGTCGCTTGGATAACATGGCGATTAGTGTTGATAATATGTGGATGTTCATTGACGACGGTGTTACAAACCCAGATGATATAACGAGCGCGCCTGGTAAAGTAATTAGCGTGGCTACACCTGATACGATTCAGCCGATGTACCCACCAACGAATAACTTTAATGTAACCTACCAAGAGAGTTCTCTAATTGACTCTCGCATTGAGAAGAACACAGGAACAGGAGCGTTAATCTCCAGCGGTCAATACAGAAGCGGTGACAGAGTAACAGCCGAAGAAATAAACGCGGTTAAAGAAGCAGGCGGTACTCGCTTGACTGACCTTTACGAACACATCGAAGCTACATTTATCCTACCTCTGCTTAAGCGTTGTCTAGACATCTTACGCAAACACAAAGGTAAGAAGGTAGTTAAGATATCTTCAACCGAGAGCAACACCTACGATTATCTACAACTTTTACCAGAAGACTTAACCTACGATTACGAAATTGTAGTTAACGCTAGTCAATCAGTAATCAACCGCGACCGAAACATTAGACGCATACAAGAATTCCTTGCTGTAGCTAACTCAGTACCTCAGTTTGCTGAGATGATAAACTACCGTAACTTATACATTGATATGTTAACTAAGTTCGGATTTGACGACCCAATGAGGTATCTTGTGGAGCAACAACCGGAACAAGAAGAACAAGCGCCAGAAGAACCTACATCAATGATTGAAGCGATGGCTGGTAAAGCTGCTGAAATCGGAGGCGGTACTATGAAGGATGCTGTAACAGGTATGGCGGCTACAGGAGAACTAGGTGAAGTCGCAAACGATATGGTAGCAGGCGCGGGTGCTTCTGAAGAGTTAGACCCAATGGTAAAACAAGAGCAGATGTTAGCTATGCAGCAACCTATTTAAGGAGATGACAATGGATTTAGAACAACAACTAAATGCGTTTGATGTACCACCAACACCAGGTAAAATATCAAACCCAAACATTCCCACTTCAACTGAAATAGTAGAAGATGGTGGAGAAGAAACACCAGTTGAAGGAAACGAGTTAGAACTTGAGCTAGAAAATACATCAGAAGTTGAAGAGACTGACGAAGTAGAAGACAGCGAAAGTGAAGAAGGCGAAGTTGAAGAGACTGACGAAGAAGAACTCTCGCCCGAATTCAACACTCAGTTCCAAGAAGCTTTTGGAATGGATGTAGAAGAAGCCCGCGACTTAGTAGGCGAGCTACAGAATTTCAAAAGTGAAATGGTGTTGATGAGAGATTGGGGAGTTAACCCAATTGAATTTGATACACGCATTACACAAGTACGCGAGTTTTACAACGGTTTACCGGAGGACGGTCGCGAAAAGTTTAATAGCCCAGAAGGAGCAAAAGCTATTTGGAATCATATCAGTAAAAATGATGTAAAAGAAACCAAAAAGAAAAGCCCCAATCGAAAGAAAGGAACGCTAGGTAAAAGCCCTAACGCGCGCGGTAAAAAACCAGAGTTAATAAAAAGAAGTGATATTCTCAAAATGAACGATGAAGATTACAGCAAGAGTTACGGCAGAATTACTAAAGCGTTCGCAGAGAATAGAATTATAGAGGATGTATAGATAGATGTCATTTTCACAAGCAAATAATGTTTCTTCTAATCTACAGGGAACTTTCAAAGGCGGCGCTACTACGCGCGCTGATGTAAACACTTGGATTAAGAAGCAGTGGGCAACGATGGTAAGGCGCGAGTTGGAACAAAACCAGCTTATGCGTCGTTATGTGTGGTCAGTCACTTTCCCTGATGGTAAGAAAGGCGACCGAGTTACAATCCCTACAATGGGAAGATTGGCAGTAAATGATAAAGTAGCTACTATTCCAGTTACTTTACAGAAACCTACTGTAGGCACCTGGGCAATTGATATTACCCGCCACAAAGAAACATCATTCATGGTAGAAGATATCGCTGAAATGATGTTAGACCCTAACGGTTTGTTTGCAACAAACGCAGCAAAAGAAGCAGCTTACGCAATCAGTAGAGATGTTGATGGTCAATTGCTAGCTTTACGCGCGTTAACTCAAACCAAAACCGCTCAAGTTTTATATAGCAACAACGAAGCAAACGCTACCACTAATGTTGCATCTCAACCTTTTAACTTGACTAGCTTCTTACGCGCTAAACTGAAGTTTGATGAAGCTGGCGTTCCAGATATGAAACGTGTTTTAATTGTAAGCCCAGTTCAATACTTGCAATTACTAGCGCTCGATAAGATGCAGTCCGTAGATTACAGTTCCAGTAAGTCTTTAGAAACTGGCGTTGTTGGTCAGTTGATGGGAATTCCCGTTTACATGACTAATATGATTGGTGCTAACTCTGCAACTGGTTTCAAAAATGGTGCTACTTCAATCCCTACACCTGGTGTAACTGGCGCTGGTTCCATTTACTACCCTGACCAAGGCGGAACAGCTACAACTCTCCCTGTTACTTGGAACGCGACCGCTAACACAACCGCAGAAACACAAGCAGTTCACACTGCAATGTTATTATCGCCAGACGCTTACGCGCTCGCTATGTTACAAGAGCCTAAGACTGAAAGCTCTCGTGAGACATTGTACCTTGCTGATTCTGTAGTAACTTCAACTGTTTACGGTTGCCGCGACTACCGCGACGAAAGTGCAGTTCTAATTCACACTAACGGCGTTATTCCTCAGACCTAAACCCCATTAGTAAAATTAGTCTCCTAACACTCCCGCCTAAAAACGGGAGTTTATTTTCTTATGACTCTTTTACAATTAATTAACAACATCCTCCGCTCCATAGGCGAACAACCTCTTACAACTAGCGCTGATAATTTAGGAACTTTAGCAAAGCAAGCCATACAATCTGCTATTTTTACTGTAGTTTCTCAAACACGCCACAGCTCTTTTATGGCAGACGCTAATTTTAATGTGATTGAAACTGATGCTTTTTTACCAGCGTTTGCTTTACCTAGCGAGTGTATTCAAATATCGAACGTTTATTACATTAGCACAGACAACAACCCTACAGCTTACATTAAACTTCCAGTTTTAAGGCGAGAGCAGTTAACTTACAAACAAGGTTATTGTGTTGTAGGAACGAACGTTTTGTTAAGCCATCTTTACGAACGCCCTTTTAATGTGGTGCTAGAGTATTATAAAGCCCCATTGGTAGAAGATGAAGCCGATACTTTTAATGTAGACATAGCGCCAGAAGTAGTTAAATCAATCGAATCCACAGCAGCAGCTTGGTTATCACTGGCGTATTTAGACGACCTTAATCAGCAATCGAAGTTTGAAAAACTATCGCAGTTTGAAATCGAACAACTTACACCACTGCGTCGTCTAAGTTGTTCGATTTCAAACTG